GCAACTTTAACTACAGCAGCAGGAGCTCATGTTTTTCCAGATAATGGTGCAGCGTTAGCAGCAGGACTAAATCCTGGAGATATTTATAGTGTAGATCCAACAGCGATTATGGGAGCTGGGGGAGCACCACTACCAGCCATAGGAGCAGGAGGTCCTGCGATATTGGCGATAGTATACCCATAGTAAATTAAATCAAATCTAATGGATGATATTAGAAAAATTTCAGTGGGAGCTGACTATAAATCTAGTGCTATGCACTATATTGTAGACCAAGAAGTATTAGGAAGCAGGTATAGAATACATTGCATAAAGAAAGATGAAAGAAAGAATTCTTTTAAAATCTTTATAATAAAAGAAAGGGAGGTTTATTTATGGAAAGAGTTTGGACCACAGATGCCAGTCTCTATTGAATATAATATAAACTTTTAAAATGAGGTCTCCTTATTACTTTATAGTTGAGCCAATTAAAAACAGAAGGTATGATAATACCACTGACTTTGATGGCATGGAGTTTATAACTAGCACATCCCAGGAAGATTTTAAGTTTGCTAATAGAATGGCAAAAGTTGTTAATACTCCTATTAATTATAAAGGAGAAGTTTCAGTAGGAGATACTGTAGTAGTTCATCATAATGTTTTTAAGATACAATATGATATGCGAGGCAGACAAAAGAATGGAAAGAGTTTTTTAAAAGACAACACTTTCTTTATTGATGAAACACAATTTTACGCCTATAAACATAATGGAGAATGGAAGTGTCATTCTCAGAATTGCTTTGTCAAGCCTATAGATATTAAGCAAGATTATTTCATTCACAAACCAGGAAGTGAAGAAGGACTGATGGGAATAATGAAATATAATAATAAAGACCTAGAAAATCTAGGCATACATAATGGAACATTGGTATGCTTTGAACCAGAGAGTGAATATGAATTTCATATTGATGGGGAGAAGTTATACAGGATGTATACCAGAAACATAACAATGACATTATGAATAAATCTAATGAAATCAAATTAAAGATAATAGAAGCAGGCTATGAAGCAGTCCAACAATTAATAAAGGTGGCTAAAGAGAAGATCATTAAACCTGATCCTGAAGACGAATTAGCAGCTGACAGACTTAAAAACGCTGCAGCTACAAAGAAGTTGGCTATTCAAGATGCTTTTGAAATTTTAAATAGAATAGAAGCTGAAAAAGAAAACATTGAATTGGCTCACACTAAAACTAATAACGTAACTCAGGGATTTGCAGAAAGACGATCAAAATAGATTATATAGAATTATCCAGGGGGTAGTACCCAAGTCAGTTTTGTCCAATAAAAACAAAAAGAAGAGCTGGGAGTATGGGTATAATGAGAAGTATGATATCGTCATTATCTCTACAGATGGAACGCTGGGAGATATTTATTTAATTAACAACTTAAAGATTGGGTTGCCACTTGCACCAAAATCCCCATTTAAAGCTGATAAAGATTCAGCTAAGCAATATTGGCAGCCTTTTTCTTATCCCAAAGAACTTAGTAGAATCAAGAGTATATTTCAATGGAATGAAATGCCTGCACCATTTAAAGCAAAATGGGTAGACTATATTGAAGAAGAGTTTGATCGAAGAGACAATGGATTCTGGTTTTACAATAATGGCAAACCAGCCTACATAACTGGTGCTCATTATATGTATTTACAATGGACCAAGATTGATGTAGGAATGCCAGATTTTAGGGAAGCCAATAGGCTTTTTTATATTTTCTGGGAAGCCTGTAGAGCTGATAAAAGATCGTTTGGAATGTGTTACTTAAAGATAAGGCGTTCAGGATTCTCTTTTATGGGATCGTCAGAATCAGTTAATACAGGAACACTTGCTAAAGATTCACGAGTGGGAGTATTGTCTAAGACAGGAGCAGATGCTAAAAAAATGTTCACTGATAAGATTGTTCCTATATCTAATAACTATCCTTTCTTTTTTAAACCTGTACAGGATGGAATGGATAAACCAAAAACAGAATTAGCTTATAGAGTTCCTGCCAGCAAGATTACTAAAAAGAATATGTATGATGTGGCTGCAGCTGAGATAGATGGGTTAGACACCACTATTGATTGGAAAAACACAGCAGATAATAGTTATGATGGAGAAAAGCTTTTACTCTTAATTCATGACGAGAGTGGCAAATGGTCCAGACCAGACAATATACTAAACAATTGGCGAGTAACTAAAACCTGTTTAAGGTTAGGAAGTAAGGTTATAGGCAAGTGTATGATGGGATCAACTTGTAATGCTTTAAATAAAGGAGGAGATAACTTCAAGAAATTATACTTTGACTCTAGTTTAGAGACTAGAAATGCTAATGGTCAGACTAAGAGTGGACTTTATAACCTATTTATTCCTATGGAATGGAATATGGAAGGCTTTATTGATAGATATGGGATGCCTGTTTTTAAAAATCCAGAGTCTTATATAGTAGGCGTAGATGGAGAGAATATATATCAGGGAGCAATAAACTATTGGGAAAACGAAGTGTCTTCTTTAAAAAGAGATTCTGATGCACTAAATGAATTTTATCGTCAGTTCCCTAGAACTGAATCTCATGCATTCAGAGACGAAAGCAAATCTTCTTTATTTAACCTCACTAAAATCTATCAGCAAATAGATTATAATGACACACTAATCCCAGAACATTTCCTAACAAGAGGAAAGTTTTACTGGCAGGATGGGGTAAAGGACAGTAAAGTAATTTGGAGTCCTGATCCTAAAGGTAGATTCTTGGTTACCTGGATGCCTCATAGGCAATTACAAAACAGGGTTGTAACACGCCAGGGAAAGAAGTATCCTGGGAATGAACATATTGGATCTTTTGGTTGTGATAGCTATGATATTTCTGGAACAGTTGGAGGAGGAGGTTCTAATGGTGCGTTGCATGGAATGACTAAGTTTACTGTAGATGATGCTCCTAGTAATGAGTTCTTTCTTCAATATGTGGCTAGACCACAAACAGCAGAAATCTTTTTTGAAGAAGTATTAATGGCTTGTATATTCTATGGAATGCCTATTTTAGTAGAGAATAATAAACCAAGACTGCTATATCACTTTAAAAACAGGGGATATAGGCAATATTGTATGAATAGACCAGACAAACATAAAACAAAGCTTTCTGTCACAGAACGAGAGTTGGGAGGCATTCCTAATAGTTCTGAAGATGTTAAGCAATCTCATGCAGCTGCAATAGAGTCATATATTGAAAAGTATGTAGGCATGGATTTAGAAGGAGTTTTTAGAAATGAAACAGAAATGGGTTCTATGTATTTTACTAGAACCTTAGAAGACTGGGCAAAGTTTGATGTTAATAATAGAACTAAATATGATGCCAGTATAAGCTCTGGTTTAGCTATCATGGCTAACCAGCGACACTTGTACCAACCACAGGGTGAGAAACAGTCAAAAATAAGAGTTAACTTTGCAAGATATAATAATAATGGTAATCGAAGTGAATTGATTAGATAATGGAACAGATAAGTATTCAAATAACGCCAAATGGCTTTCCAAGCCAATATGTCTCAGATAGTGAGAAAAAAACATGGGAGTATGGTTTACAAATTGGACAAGCTATTCAGTATGAGTGGTTTCGTAAAGATGGAAATCAGTGTAGGTTTTATAACCAGTGGAATGAATTCTATAGGCGTAGAGTTTATGCTAGAGGCGAGCAGTCTGTAGGCAAATATAAAAACGAGTTAGCTATTGATGGAGACTTGTCTTACTTAAATTTAGATTGGACACCTGTTCCCATCCTTCCTAAGTTTGTAGATATAGTAGTTAATGGTATGTCTGATCGTTTGTTTGAAGTTAAATGTCAAGCACAAGATGCATTGTCTTCAGAAAAAAAGAATCAATTCCAGGAGAACATTGAAAGACAGATGTTAAGCAAAGATTTTCTACAAGAGCTACAAGGCACATTTGGAGTAGATACTTTTACTATGAATCCTGACGAACTTCCTGAAGATGAAGCTGGATTAAGTTTGTATATGCAAATGAATTACAAGCCAGCCATTGAAATAGCTGAAGAGATTGGAATAAACACATTATTAGAAGAAAACGAATATCAGGATTTAAGAAAGA